ACATTGGTATCCAGCAGGAAACTGCCGAGTTGGTGCATAGAGAACTATCAATGCTCCTACAGGGAGGCCATCCAGCCCAACGCGGTAGGGGATGCCCAATAGTGAAAGAGATCGGTCCAGTCTACAACTTCGAGAAGAAGTGGCGTGGCGAGTACCTGTGGATCAAGGTTGATCCCATCTTCGGTGGGGCAAACATCCACTTCCGCACCACTCAGGACAAGGCAAAGGCACTCCTGGGTAAGGATATGAATGGCATCTCGTTCGACGAGGCAGCCTTCGAACCACACCTCCTAATGATCTATCAAGAGGTTCTGAACCTCCGACGACTCTCAACAGGTGGACAGCTACACTTCATTGGCACACCGACTGAGGGCATCAACGACTACGCAGACCTGTGGGAGCTGGGCAATCCGGCGAACCCAGACCGAGACACACAGTTCATGAGCTTCCGGCTCTCGACCAGGGACAACGTAGGGTACGGACTCAACGCCGCTACGTTCGACTCCATTGTGCGCCAGCAGGCAGAGTACCTAGTGCCACAGAACATCGACGGTTACTTCATTGAGGCCAGGGACGCGTACTTTAACTCCGACATGATCGACAAGTGCTTCGTGGACTTTGAGGAGGAGATTGCTCCGACCAAGGGTCGCAGGTACTCTCAGGGCGTAGACCCTGGCATTTCATCCGACGCGACGTGGGCTGTCACGATTGACTACACGGAGCGAGACATGATGGTAGGTGTTCGGTGCCGACGAAAGATCGGCAAGCAGACAATCCCATCGGTGGTAAACATGGTGCGAGAGGGGCACCTGCTCTACAACCAAGACGGGGCTGCATGCACCAGCACTATTGACTCGACTGGATTTGGCGGGAAACTCTTCCGTCAGGAGTTCAGCATCATCAAGCCACTGAGAGACTATGACTTTGGTGGCACAAGGGCCAAGAAGCTGGAGCTTCTGGCAGATCTCAAAGCCGTGATCGACCGGCAACAGCTCAAGCTCCCACGCAAGGGTGCTTGGATGGAGCTCCGGCGCCAGCTGCTGGGCTACAAGCTAGATGACAAGAAGCTGGAAACTGATGCCGTAATGGCACTGGCGCTGTCGGTGAGGCACGCGACCAGGAATCCTTCGAACCCGGTGACGAAGCCGGTGTTCAGCTATTTTGGGGAGATTGCAAATGCCTAAAGACAAACTAAAGATGACCTCTGGGTCATTCGTGGATGGGAAGGAAGTACCTTCTCTAATCACGACTGATCCTAACGTCGTCACTCCGGGTAATATCCAGGGTATCAAGAAGGCTATCGAGACCGCACGCAAGGAGATCCGTGGCCAGAAGACAGTAGCAGTTGCTGCTCCTGGTACGCCGATCAAGACAGAGGCTACTCCAGCCGCTACCAAGGGCCGCAAGACACGCGCACTCCCCAGCGCCGTTGCCAATGGCCGCACCAAGAAGGCTGGCTCAGGCCGAACGATTAACGATGCTGTCATCTCTGGCGGCAAGATGCGTGTCTCCAAGATCAATCCAAAGTTCGACCGACTTCAGGCTCTCACCGCCGAGCAGAAGAAGGGCATGTCACTCGAGCGACAGCGCCTCAACCAGCTTGGTGAGGTAGCAGAGGAGAACGAGGACTTCCTGCTTGCACTCGAAGCCATGAACCGCAAGCAGCTGGTAGAGCCGGAGCAGAACCGCATGCGTGCGATCTACCGACGCTACGACCACTACTTCCACCCCAACACCTTCACCCTTGGCGGTGCTGACCACTGGGCAGAGGACCCAAGCGCACGGCTCTCAGGCCGCTCGCACGTGTCCGTCAACCTTCACGCATCGTATGTCCAGATCCCAGCCTCACTGCAGGCAGTTACACCCGTTGTCAACTACGTTCCTACGGGTCCAGCTGAGGACGAGCGAAACCAGGCGGCACGCCGTGAGCGACTCTTCTATGCATGGTGGGACGCAAATGACTTTGACCTCAAGCTTGAAGAGGCAACTCTTCTAAAAGCTCTGTATGGCAACACCGCTGCCAAGGTCTTCTGGGACCCTGTTAAGAAGATGCCACGCATTCAGATCGTCGACACACCAGAGAACCTCTATGTTGGCTACGGCAGCTCTGACTACACACGTGTAGACTGGGCGCTGTACAGCTACGGCTTGTCCCCACAGGCTGTGCTCGAGGAGTGGGGAGTTGACGTGATCCCTGTACGAGATGGCAACCAGTGGTTCCCGTACACATCGGCCAGTACGCATGACGACCCAATCGCCAGCATCTACCTAAACAGCTACCACCGTGATCCAATCCGCTATCAGACTGCGTACGATCAGATGAAGATTGAGATCATGGACTACTGGTACAAGCACCCTACCGCCCCAGGCAAGCCACCGCTTGTGTGCAACGCTATCATCGTCGGCAACACCGTCGTGAAGCGCACAGAGCACCCTGAGCTTGAGGGTATCATTCCTTACATCATGCTCCGGAACAGCATGATCCCAGGCAGCCCATACGGCAAGCCTGAGCTGTACGACATAGAGCAGCTCCTCCGGGAGAAGGACGAGAAGATCACGGCGCAAGCTCAGATGATCCACTCCGTCGTTGGCGGTCAGATGTGGCAGCTCGTTGGCGCCGAGGCTCCAGATGAGGTCCCGGCCAACGCCATCCCGAAGCCAAACCAGGTCGCTACCCCTGGGGCCGGGAACCGCATCGAATCCATCAACCCATTCATTCCTCAGTTCCAGGTAGAGGATTACAACAAGCGCATCGACCGTGAACTTGCAGTCGCCTCTGGCTTGAACGATCTTCTACTTGGACTTGCTCCATCTAGCGTACTCGGCTCGAGCCGTGCGATTGCGCAGCTCATGGCCAACTACGAGGCTCGCATCTCACCGAAGCGCAAGCTCCTCTACAGCTGGATCCAGCAGGTATGGGAAGTGTGCGCACGCGTGTGGGAGAACAAGGATAAGGCAATCGGCAACATCATCGATGGTGAATACCAGATTGCTATCACACCTCCTGAGCTCACGCCACGAGACACCATTGAACTTGCACAGACTGCAATCAACCTTGTCCAGAACCGACTCTGGTCTGCAGAGCGTGCCATGGACCGCATGGGCGTCAGCGATCCAGAGGGCGAGAAGGAGATCATCCGCGATGAGCAGACTGACGCAACCCTCAACCCTGCAGCAGTGCAGACAATGGGCTCGCTCATTCAGATGTTTAATCAGATGCAGCAGCAGGCTCCGGCTGGGGCGCAGCAACTTGCTGAGCAACAGCAGGCCAGCGCCATGGAGGCTATGGCTAGCATGAACCCTCCGGCTGGTGGTATGCCGATGCTGAACTCGCCTGGCGAGCAGGCTATGCCGCCACAGGAGTCCCTGCCACAGAACGCGCAGGGTGGTGGAGCTGATCTAATGGCAATGTTGCAGGCCGCGCAAGGCGGCGTGCCACAGCAAGGAGAATAAGAGATGGCACGACGCGGTAGTTTCGGACGATCAGGGACAACGCAAAACCTATCAATGCTCGTCTACCAACTGCTCAAGGAGCAGATGCAGACTGAGCTTCAGAATATCCTAACGGCGTATCAGACCAACATGAAGGCTGGGCAGTACAACGCTCAGTTCAATGGGCAAAACGTCGATGGGCAGTTTGTATTGAACTATTACCAGTCTATGCTTGCAGGATTCCCGCCGGGATCAACTGAGTACGAAACGCTGCGATCTCAGCTATCGTCGTTCGAGCAGCAGTACAAGACTGACGTGCAAAACCTTGTGATCGACTCCATGAACAACGGCACAAAGGTAGACTTCGGTTTGCTCGGGGCTGGGTTTGAGAATCGAGGCATTGACGAAGTAACGCTAACTGACGTCCAGTCGTGGTCCGCAGCCCAAATCGCTGAGCTTGAAGCAAACGGGGATATCACCCAGGCTGACAAACTCAAGGGCGCAGTATTCGTAGCAGGGTTTAACGTAAACCGCGACGGTAAAGAAACAGCCCTTGACAACGGAGACATTACCTATGCGTCTTACAGCAAGTGGCTTGGCGGCCAACTTCAGGCTGCACTTGACGCTGGATTTACAAAAGACAGCGAAGCATATCGTAACATTCTAAAAATCCAAGCACAAATCAACAAGGTTGCCAAAGAGCAAGACCAGAAGAAAGCTGCAGAAGATTACGAGAAGGCTATTACTGGAGCAATGTCAGATGTCGATGCTGCAGCTAAGGCAATGATCGAGGCATACGATGGGCCATTCAAGGACGAGATGGGGCAAGTATGGAATCAGGTAGATGGGAATAGCTCTTCCCCACACTATGAGTTTATGCAGAAGCTCGCCGCCCTAAAGGGGCAGGGTGCTGGCGGCCAGCTCTATAGCGACCTTATGAATAGTGTCGGTGGTGGTAATCTAGATGAGCTCTTTGCTGAGGCAGTCGTAGAGGCAAACGGTAAGGTTGCTCAGCTACTCGATGGTGGCTTTGCCGCAGCCGGCCCTACTATGTCAAACCAACTTACCGTTCTTGCCCGGCGACTTCACGGAAATGGCCTGACTTTCCTATCTGACAGTGGTATCGAGTTTACATCAGGCAACGCATCTTCTGTTATGTCTGAGATGAAGTCTAACCTTACAACTTCTGGTACATCATTCAGCGTAGATGAGAATGGTAACACTACAGTGCGTGGAGGCCACCCAGACGCTGTGCTGTCATCCCTGAAGGGACTTGGTGCCCTTGTCGGTGACCGCGGCACTGAAACTTATCCGTGGATCAATGACCTCTCCAAGGGGCAACTTAGGACAAGCTACCTTGGCGATAGCGCTCTTGTAAAGGCAGATACTAACGGCGATGATATTATTACTGCAGACGAGTTTGGAGTATTCTTCTCTAGCGGAGACATGAATAACACTGAGCTAGAGGCAGAACTTGGGATCATGATGAATGCCATGAGCACTGAGGACATCCCTGGTAGCAGTATCCATCCGGCGTCTCTTGCCTATGCATTTGTTGAGGCAGCCTACAATAAAGAGGCCCTCAAGCACGGGTCGATTATGATCGTCGATGATCGTGGTTATACTAAAGTTTCAGAGTGGGGCGACAAGCAGGCTGGAGACAGAGAGCTCCTTCCTACTAAGGTCACCGTAAATGGCGTAGACTCTATTGTTTACGTGAAGCCAGCAACCATTAAGCAGAACAATAACGGTCAATACGACGACATGGATCTTGGCATGACAAATGGGTACCAGGTTCAGCTGTACCGACTTCCTGGTAACTACAGCAATATGCCAGGGCAGCAAGCTGATGGGTTTGTAGTCATTACTGGAACCATGAAGGATGGTAGCGGCGGATCGTCTCCAATGTCTATTAAGCTTACAATCAGCGAGTTTGAGACTTACGCTCGCTCAGCATTTGGTGCGGAGTTTGATTTCACAAACTTTAATAATCCGCCGAAGGACGGCACTGCTGACGCGTTTGTATCCTTTACGGGGTCTATGGGAGGAAACAAAGAAATCTGGGAAAACATGGCTAACCCAGCAAGCCCATATTATATTAAGAATCTCCCACTCAATGCAGACCAGCCGAATGGTCCGAGGGCTTTGCCAAACTTCAACGATAAAGAGCTTTCATTTACTGGACTTCTTAACTCTAACTCAGATATCGACAAGTGGGTATCGGGGCTTGTTAAGGATCCAGCTGCCCTGTCATCAGCTGCTCTTGAGCTAGCCAGGGCACGCCGTGGTGCAGATGCCGTGTTTGACAGCATTGCCGACAACCTGGCATACACAACTGTTGCCGGAAAGATCCAGTCAAACCCTCTGTGGCAGTCTTTCATGAATAGCAAGTTCCCTGAGGTTAAGCGAGTACCTATTAGCACAGCTGCTGAGAATACTCCATTAGCACAGAAATGGCGCAACCTTATCCCAGGATACAATATGCCAGAGATGCCTGGCGCATCTCAGGATACAAGGCCGCCGGGTGAGCGAGGAAAGAGCCCATGGGAAAAACAGCAAGAGGACAAGTACAGGAATATGATTCCAGGTATGCTCCCTCCAAAGCCGGAAGGCACCGGAAGCTCTGGGTTCCTGAATACAGCATTTAGAAATAAGCCAGAACTTACATCTGGTGTTGGTAAGATCGATACCAAGCCTACTATCGACTACACAAAGCCGAAGTACAGCGATGGAAAGACTACTGGAGTCAAGATCAACCCTAATCCGTTTAACCCAGGCGGGAGAGTCTAATGCCGTTTATTTATTCTGACAACGAGATTGGACTTCCAGAGGAGCAGAAACTCCGCGGGCGAGATCTCGGAATCACGCTAGACATTGGCGGAAAGACCAAGGAGCAGCTGTCTCCTCAAGATGAGATGGCCAAGAAGTTTGGTGTCGCTATTCAGGATACCATGCAGGCTGGAATCAACATCGCAACAAAGCTTCCTGGCGTTGAGCCAGTTGCTAAGTTCATTGCTGAATCACCGGTTGGGTGGCTAGGAGGCAAGGCGCTCGACGCACTCAACATCCCGAGCTGGCTCTTGCAGCAAGGTGCTGCGAGATTCCGACTGGCTGTTACAGATAAGAACAGCCTACCGGCAGACGTGCGAAACATGCTTGCGTCTGGTGCAAACATTGACGACGTTGCTGACTACATGTACAAATCAGGTCGCGCATTCTCAAACGACCAGGCAGCAAACCTATTCTGGCAGATTGTTCTAGATCCACTCAACTTCACTCCGCTAGCGCTTGGCAAGGTCAACCTGCTGAAGACAGCTGGCAGGGCAGGGGCAGTGCTTGGTGGTGCAGCTGTCGGTGGACCTGTCGGCGCCATAGTTGGCGCTGGGGTTGCATGGAAAGGCGGCGCAGCTGCTAGGAAAGCGTTCAACCTCACAGACAAGGCTGCCGGCATTGTCGGTCCAACCAGGGCAGAACTTGGTGCAGTTACAACACTGGATAAGATTACCGCAGCTCTTAGCAAGCCACGAGGATTGGACCTCGGCACTAGGGTCCCAGCCGGAGCGAGGAACCTTGCCCAGATCAGCAAGATTGATGATGAGCTTGAGGCAAGAAGGGCAGAGCTTGTTGCCTCTCCAGGTGACAGGGCCATCACTGATCGGATCGCTGATCTTGAGACGCAGAGGAAGACAACCATTAATGCCATGGAGGTTGGCAAGGACGTAACGAATGGCTTTGCAATCGGCGTATACAATGGCCTAGTAGGAGCCAAGTCGTCAGTTGGTGGTGGGCTTCGTGCTATATCAGCAGCTCTTAGCATCCCTACAACGCAGACAGTATCATATAAGCTTGGTGGACACAAGTTTAACCAAGTTATGGACTCCATTGCATCACTGCTTCCGCCTACAATGCGACAGTCAGTGGAGGAGATGTTTGGCCGTGGGGCTTCCAACATTGCCGTAGTTGCTGCAACTCGCCTACTAGCTGCACCAGACGTTGCTCTTTCCAGGAGTATTGCCAACGTAACCCTAACCCAGTTCTACGATGCTGTTGACTACTTGCGCACAGTGGCCGGTAAGGGCGGAGACGTTGCCCTGTCAAGCGACGAGATTGCAAGCGTCATGATTAAGCGTGCCAAGGAAGCCGACATGGGCGGTACAAACCGTGCCCTTAGAATCTCGGACACGCCTGAGGGTACGGCAGAACTTGTGAAGAGAATCGACGTTATGCGTAGCTCTGTCGGTGAGGCTCGAGTTAGCGCCATCGCTACTAAGCCGGCAATAGATAACCTGTCACTCCACATCCAGAACGAGCTCATCACATCTAAACTAAGCACAATGGGGACTTCGCAGAATGTGGCTGGAGAAGTGGTTGAGCTGCTCC